TAATCGTGCTAAATCCATTGAAATGGCTTCAGGTGCAGAACAACGTCGTATTGGTAAAGCCCAACGTAAAGCACAAGCTGAACAAAAAGTAGCATTTGGTAAAACCGGAGCGCAGATATCATCAGATACACCTTTAATAGTTCAGTTAGATCAACTAAGTGATATGGTTTATGATTTAAATAATTTTAAAAGAAATGAAGCAATAAAAGCTTCAGAGCAAACACAAGCGGGTGAAATGACTTTATATAAAGGAAAGGTAGCTAACCAACAAGCTAGAGCGCAAGCTAAAGCAACTATGATATCTAGTGTAATGACAGGTATAGGACAATTAGCTAGTGGATATACACCTGGAGAACCACCATTTGATAAAACCTATAATTCTGCTTTTTCAAAAAGCATAAAACCCGCAGAATTAAAATTATTTGATTTAGGCCCTATGGGTTCATTTGAACCAGTATCATCATTTAGTCCTTTTAATCAAAGTGCAATTAATCCATTAGCTAAATATAACTTCTGAACAGGATAATAAAATGCCAAAGATACCATTATATCAACAACAGATTAAAGTAAGTTCTGACACACCATCAGTTAAATTAGATGTATCTAATGAAGTAAGAGCTATAGGACAAATAGCTGATACATATGCTAAAGGTATAAACAACCTTGGTAAAGGTGCTGTACAGATGATAGATAACTATGAAAAGCTTGAGGAAGAAGCTGCTATTGCAGATGCTAATCGAGAAATGATAGATTTTAATTTAGCTATTACATCAGAACGTAATGAAGTTTTACAAAGAGATGATATTAATTTATCTAACTATGATGAAAAATATTTATCACCTAAGATAGAAGAACAAAAAAGAAAAATGCAATCAAAAGGTTATTCTAATAAAGCATTAAGAAAAATTATGCCTATTTTAGAAACTGATTTTGGAAATATTAGAAATAATGAAAAATTAGCACAAGTTAAAGTAAAAACACAACAATACGTTTCTTCTATAACTAATGAAGCTTCTACATTTTTAAGTACAAACAATAGACAATCTGGAATAGATATATTAGATAACGCAGTTGAAAGTGGTTTTATTTTAAGAAATGATGCTGATAAATTAATTAAAGATGCAGATAAATCTTTTTTTAAAACTAATTCAGTAAAAATTATAGATAGTGAAGATGTAGAAGGTCAGTTACAAAATATAGACCCTGAACGATGGAACGCAATGGATCAACTTACTAAAGATGATTTAATTGCTACAACAGAAGAAGAAATTTTTACTAGATTTAGAGAACGTCAAGATACAATTATAAAGGAAACAAAAATCTTAGCTCAAAAATTACAAATATCTGAAGATGAAATTAATGCTCTTGAAATATCTAAAAGTGAAAGAAACCAAATTTTAACTATAAGAAAAAATGCTATTAAAAAAACAAAAGCAGATTATAACAAAAGCAATGATAATGTTCTTTTTAATTTAGATAATAAAATAAAAACATTATTTCTTGGAAAATCCAATAATCCAACAGAAGATTATGAAACCATTATGAAAGTTATTGCTGATCCAAGTTTAGATGTAAGTATATCTGATCATTATTATGAAATAATGGAAGATAGAATTGGTTCTAGAGCTGGATATAATGTTTTTATAAAAGGTGAAAAAAACGTTACTGTTTATGATAACCCAGCAGAAGAAAAAGCATGGATGAAATATTGGCAAGTATTTGATGATGCAACAACATACATGCCTTCTTATGAAAGAGATGTAAATAAATTAACAGAAACAAAAAATAGATTCTTAAACTTCCTTAAAATGAATAAAGATGCAGCACAAGGAACACTTGAATTAAAACAAAAAGCTAAAAGAGCTAAAAATACTATGGGTAGAGATCAAAATAAAACAGCAAAACAACAATTTGATGAAGATAAAAAAAGATTTATAGAAGATAATTCTCTTGAATTTGATGCTAATGGTATTTTAGTCGCATCACCTGAAAATGATGCTGTAATAAATAGATTTATTAACAAAGAATTTGCTTTTTATAGAGATTATCAAGGACGATCTTATTATGATAAATCTGTAGGATTAACAGGAAATAATGTATTATTTGGAGAAAAAACTAGATTTAGTCAATATTATGTAGCTCCTTCAGAAAAAAATGATGAATCTGCTATAAGTAGAGAAGTAGCAAGTGAGTTAAGAAATCAAGGTATTTTATTTGAAGTTGATTCTTTACCATATGCAGAACAAACTTCTGCTGTACAACAAGTAGAAGAATATATAGATAAAAAATCTAAAAATAATTCAATTAATTTTCCAAATATTATTTCTAAAGAAAAACCTGTTAAAGAAGAAACTGTTAAAGAAGAACCTGTTAAGAAAGAAGCTATTAAAAAAGAACCTATTAAAATAGAACCTAATAAAAAATCTGTTAAACAAAAAGAAGAAACAATTGTTAATAAAGCAATACAAACAAATACAAATGAAATAAAAGATATAGAAAACAAAATAGCTAAAGAAAATTCTAATAAAAAATTAATAAAAAAATTAAAAGAAGCTGGTGGAAATGAATTTTTTGTAAAGGGTAAGTTTTTAGCAAATAAAAAAGGAGCTACTAATACTAAATCTAAAGCAGGAGATTATTATATTTTAGATGGCGATGTATATGTTGCCTCTAAAACTACTTATATGCGAAAAGATTTTATAAAACAGTAATTATAATAGATAAAATATGAAATTTAATGAAAAACCATATCAATTAGACACTGTGCCAACAGTTAGCGCAGACCCATTTAAAATGTTTGAAAACCTAGATACCAATTTTATTGGTTCTATAGAAAATATTGAAGATAGAGAATACTTTACAAGTGATATGGGTTTTGAAGATCAAGCTCGTATTAAAACAAGAGATATGTGGAGAAATAATTGGGGAGGTAAAAACTTTTTTAGAGAACATGAAAGGTTAATGCGTGATGACGAAGTTGATGCTGCACTAGTAGATTATTTTAAATTAAATCCTGATGTACCTCTTGATTATGTAGGTATACAAGAAGATTTAAGAAAAGAAAGAGATTTATATTATACTGGTGATTATGAAAACCTTACTACTACAGAATTTATAAAAGGTACAGGAGGTGCTTTTTTAGAATGGGCAGAAAACCTTACAACAGAGCTTGCAACACTTGGAGTTGATTTTTTTGGAAATTCTATAGCAGCACGTATAAAAGATACAGGTACATATATAAATCCTACGTATGGGCAATTATCTATGCCTATGAAAAGCGATCTTGTTCCTAAAGGTAAAAGACTATCAGAAGCAGAAAAAATTAAACGACAAACAGCTATACTTTCATCTAAAATGAATGAACTTATTAATTTTTTACCTGATAGTTTAAAAGATGATTTAGAAGAATTAAGAATAAAAGCAGGTGATGATGAAGCTAATTGGTTTGTAAGTTCTTTAGCTGCTACGGCTGCTAATTCACCTAACCTTGCTGCAGGTATAATTGGTCAATTCTTTCCAGGCGGTCAACTATTAGCTATGGGAGGTATGTATGCACAAGAACAGCAATCATCTTTAGATAGTTTTGAAAAGTTATTTGATATTCCTAGTGTATTACCAGAAAACGCAGATGCAATATTAGTTGAAAAATACAATAGAGCAGTTATGTATTCTAGAGCATATGGATTAATGTCAGCAGGTATTGAATATATACAAACAGGTGGATTCTTAAAATTAGCTGGTATTAAAAAAGGTACTAGACCAAAAACATTACCTGAACTTTTTAAAAATAAACCTACAAGAGAATTTGTTGTTACATTAGCTGACCATATTAAAAGAGCAACAGGTATTACTATTGGTAATGTTATTGAAGAGGTTGCACAACAAGGTGTATACAATGCTGTCTTTAATGCTGCAATAGATGATTTAGATAAAAATTTTAATATAGATAAAACAGATCAAAAAGCTGTAGACCCATTAACTCGTGAATTTTATACTTCAGAAGATTTTAAAGCATCAGCTAGAGGTGCATTGCAACTATCTACTATTCTTGCTCCAATAGGAGCTACTTCTACATATATAGAAACTAGAGGATTTATAAATCAACAAACACAAAGATTAAAAGATCAAGGATTTTCACATGCACAGGCATCAGAATACGCAAGGTTATTAGCTAAAAATTCTGCTGATACAGTAAAATTTGAAGAAATAGCACAAGAAATTCAAAAAAACATAGGAATGAGCGATGCTTCTAAAATATTAAGACAAGAAGATCAAAAGAAACTTGCAGTAGAAAAAGAATTAGGATTAGTAACTATGGATGGTGGCATATTTACTAATAGGGATTTTGATAATCTTGCTACACTGTATAATCAAGATGAATTACGAAGTTTAGTTCCAGATCAAGATAAACAAGATATTTTTATAAAAGCTGTGTATGGTGATTTAGAATCTAGAAAAAATTACAATAAATATATTAGTGGACTAGGTAATACTATTGCTGATCAAAGAGGAACAGAAGAAGAAGAATTACCAGAAAATATTAGAATTTTAATATCTCAAATACAAGAAGGAACACAGGATGCTAAAATTAATGTAGAAAAAGATGAAACAATTGAACAAGCTAGACAAAAAGAAATAAATAGAATTTTAAAAGAAAAGGGATTTGAACAACCTGTTGAAGAAACAACAGAAGAAACAACAGAAGAAGCAATACCTGATCAACCAACAGAAGTAATGCCTGAAGATACATCTTACAATGATGTAAAAACAGAAGCTAAAAAATTAAATATTCCTATAAAAGGTAAAAAATCTGAATTAATAGCTCAAATAAATAAAGAACGTGCTAAAGGTGGTGCAGAACAACAAGCTAAACAACTTGAAGATACACCAACTAAATATCAAGAAAAAAATCAACGTAAAATAGCTAAGATTATGCAAAATGCACAAAGAGCATTAAATAAAATAGCACCTAACGTAAAAGTATTATATGCGAAATCGGCAGAAGATTATAAAAGAATAGCAGGTAATAATTCTAGAGGAATGTTTGATGGTAAAAATATTTATTTAAATCCTTCAACAGCTACACAAGGAACTGTTGTGCATGAAACTGTACACGCTATATTGCTTTATAAACTTAAAACACAAGAAAACATACAGGCAATTACTAAGATATTAATGAATGATATTTTAAAAGATTCTTTAAACTTATCAGCAAAATTAAGAATAAAAAACTTTCAACAAAAATATATAAACCAAAATAGAATAAAAGAAATTGATGAAGAAGGTATATCTGAATTAGCTGCTATATTACTTGATAATGTAAATTATGTTAAACCATCTTTAAAAGCTAGAATATTAGATTTTGTTGCTAAAGTATTTAAAGGTTTTGTAAATGTATCTAATGAAACTAGAGCAATACAAATGTTACAAGCTATAGCAGCTAAAACAAGTAAAGGCGAAGTAATATTAGAATCAGATATATCTATACTAGATGATTTAGCAAAAGAAACAATACCTGGTTATGAAAATGAAATTGAAACAAATGTATCTACTTCTAAATTTAACTTTAGTCATACTAATGATGATCTAGGTATTACTTATGAATATGGTTCTGATATGAATCAGTGGGAAAACCTCGAAGGAACTATTATACAAAGAGGAAAAAGTTTAAAAGATTTTAATGGCAAAAAAATGATAGTGCATATACCTGATAGTATGTTTACAGGAACAATTATTAAGAATGGTGAAATTGTTGTTGAAGGATCAGGCGGAATAAACTTTGTTCTTAAATATAATGAAGAAGGTTATTTTTGGGCAAGTAATGATGTTACGGGAGCGCAAGCATTTGTTAATAGATTAAATAATTCAGCACAAGATGGTAAAATTTATTTAGCTTTAGCTACAGGAAGAAGAGATAAATTATTAAGTAATACAGAAGCATCACAAGGTGTATTAAGCTTTGTACAAAAATTAATTAAAGATGGTGATTTATCTATAACTAAAACAGAATTAAATAAAATTTTAAAAAATGCTATAGGTACTACAGATGTTAAAAAAATAAATGAAAAGTTATTACCTGAAAATTCTGATTTTGATGAGAGAAAAGATTTTGTATTTTCTGTAATTAAAGGTATAAATAATTTATCTAAAACTAAAACTAAATTAACAACACAAGTAAATAAATTATATAATTCTATTAATGTACCAAAAGTAAAAGAAGAATTTAAAGAACCTAAAGCATCAAATGTCAATACAAAGTTAATTACATATTTTACTGAAGTAATGACTGAACCTTTACTTGCTAATGAAAATTTAACAGAACAAGAACAAGTTAAAAGAGATAAATCAGGTCAAGTATATGCTGTTATTGAATTATCAGGTAAAGTAGAATTATTAGATAAAAAAGGAATTGATCTAGCTAATAAAAGAAGTCATAAATCTTATCCTTATACAATTCAATCTGATAATCCAAATAATAAACCTGTATTGCATATATTAAAAGATCGTTTTACAACAGCGGATGGTTTTATAGACCCAAGAACAGGAAAAAACTTTATAAAAGAAAAAACTTTAAATAAAAATAATAAACTTTCTTTTCCTATTAACTCCTATATTACAAGTCAATCTGGTACTTCAAGTCAAGCATTACAGGTAGGTGTTAAAAATCAATTAGATGCAGAAGAATCAGAAGTTACTAAATTACAATTAGATGCTAAATTACCTAAAATGTTTTTTGGAATGGCAGGTATAGGTACTATAGAAATGGCTTTTGCTAATACTAAATTTAGAAATTTATTTAATATAATGCCTGCTGAATACAATCAATCTATTGTTGATGTACATAATGTTATTCATAATACAGAACATCAATCACAAGACTTTATGGATTTAAAACCTGGTCAGTTTAAAGATTACTTATATTGGCATGCATCATTTCCTTGCCAATGTTTTAGTGGTTCTAATCCAAACGGAATTAAATCTGATGGTACATCTAAAAATGGAAAGTTAACTAAAGAAGATTTTGACAGAGAAATGAATTTAGCTAAACATGGTGCTAAAATTATTACTACATCTAAACCATTAAATGTAACAATAGAAAATGTACCTCAATATCAAAAATCACCACAATTTAAAGTAATAAAAAATGGATTAATTAAAGCTGGATATAAAATAAACGAAGAAGTAGTAAAAGCTGAAGATTATGGTGCTATATCTAATCGTAAAAGATTTATTGTACAAGCTACTTTAAGAAAAGATAGTGAGGGTAATTTTGTATTACCTGATTTACCTGCTAAACAAAAGGAATATGATGTTACTAAAGATTGGTATCAAGCATTTTTACCATACATAAAGAATGCACCTGTTTACGATTCTTTAATGGAAAAGATAAAAACTAAACCAGCTAATTATATTCTTGAGTTAATAGATAATATTAAAAATAAAAAAGTAGATAGACGTTCTAGTAAAGCAAATGACATTGTAAGATATACTTACAACACAGCATATGTAACACCTGGAGATGACACAGGATTTAGACCACAAGGCTTACCAGGCCCTGCAATGCAAGCTGGTTTAAGATCAGATAGAGATATGTCTAAAGGTTCTCAAAAAGTTCCAAAAGTATTATTACCTGTAAGACAACTTGTACAAGAAATGGGATTAGATGCTGTTGCTGATATGTATGGTGTAGAATCTACTTTAGTAAAAGAAGTATATGATTCAGCATTTCCATTTATTATAAAAAGATTTAGCAAAGAAATGATGTTAGTGTATATGGGCCTAGACCCTAATTTAAATCTTGGTTTAGATAAACTAACTAATAACACAATAACACAATCACAAATACTTAAAGCTGGATTAGGTAATGGTGTGCATGAAGTTACAACAATGTCACATTTAAAACCAATGATGCAAAATTCAGATAACGCACCAAAATTTCAATTGTCTGATGATGATGTAGATAATTTACTTAATGACATTAATAGAGAAATAGAATTAAGAGTAAATAATGATTATGATAAAGCAGCTAAAGGCGCAGAAAAAATAGGTGAAAAAGTATATGAAACTGTTGATGGATGGATGGATGATAATGTTGATGAAGAAAAGTTACAAGAGCTAGAAGATTTAGAAGGAAAAACAAGATTAACTTTACGAGATGCAGCAAGAATATTTGATAGTTTTGATTTACAAAATTTACCTGAAATAGCAAGAGTTAACTTTTCTACATTGTTTGCAGAAGCAGCAGCAATGAATACACCTATAGATAATTTATTAGATTTAGCACAAGAAGCATTAGAGAATGGTCGTATACTTACAGATATAGAACATGCACAATTTGTTGTTGCTGTTACTAAATTAAAAAATGAATTAGAAGATATTAGAAATTCAGATGAAGCTGGGTTTGTTCCTAATTTATCAACAGACTTACAAAAAGAATACGAATTAAAATTACAACAAATGGATAAATTAGTAAGAGGAGATTCTGTATCAGGTAGTGCTACAGGTAGAGCATTAAGTGCAAGAAGAATAGCATTAAATAATGATTACAGTTTTTATGGAGTAATAAGAAGAGCTTCTAATGCTAAAGGTAGTGAAGGGCTTACTAAAGCAGAAATTGATAAAATATCTAAATTACAATCTAAATACGAACAAGCTCAAAATAAAATTAACAAACTAGAAAGAGAGTTAAATCAACAAGCAGAATTAAATGATATAGATAGCTCACAAACATTTTTTGATCAAGTTTTAGCAGAAAAAGAAAAATACTCTCAAGGTAAAATAAATAAATTAGTTAAAGAAATTAAAAAAACTCTTAAAAACAAAGGTTATGATGTTGGTAAATTTCAGTTATCTTGGGGTATAAATTCAGAACAAGCTATAGATATAAGAAAATTTGCTAGAATGTTAATTTTAGAAAAAAATGTTAAAACATTAACTGAAGTAGTTGAAATGGTTAAATCTAGTTTATTGTCACCTGCATGGAATACGAGTGTTAATGAATCTGATATATATGGTGCAATATCTGGTAGAATACAAAGAGTACCTAAAACAGAAACAGAAGCTACTAAAAGATTAAAAAACTTAACTCTTCAGGCTAACTTACAAGTTCAAATTAATAATGCTTTACAAGGCATATTTGACCCTAAGAGAACAACTAAACCACCATTAAAAGAAACTACTGATTTAAGAAATAAACTTAATGAGCTTAAAAGAATAGCTAATGAAGATGCTTTTGAAGAAACACAAACTCAAAATATATTAGAAAAAGTACGTCAAATAGAATTAATGTTAGATGGTTTATATAGACCAATAAGAAAACCAACTAAAATTAAATCTACTAAAATACAAGAAGCTTTAGATAAATTGTATACAAAAGAATCAGAGTTAAGAGCGCAAGATAGATTGTTGCTTTTACAAACTATATTAGAATATGGTGAACCACCTGTTTATAGAAGGCAAAAAAGAAATCCACAATCAGCTACATTAGAATTATATAGAACAGAAATTAAAAAATTAGAAGATCAATTAAAAGAACGTAAAAAAGTAGCTTCAGATAAAGAAACTAAAAAAAGAATTAAAGAAGAACAAAAACAAAAATTAGAAGAATTAAGTAGACAAATACTTGGTTGGTATAGAGATAATGTAGGGCCTGTTTCTAAACCTGAACTTAATAATACACAACAAGGTATTAAAGAAGCTAGAAGATTACAAAAACAACAAGATAGAATAGGTGAATTAATTGAAATATTAGCTACAGGTAAATTACCACCCAAAGAAGAAAGAACAGAAATAGCTGATCCTATGGGTTTTCTAGAAACTATTAATACATTAAAAGAAGAATTAAGAAACCAAGAATGGTATAGACAAATACAACAAACTAAATACGAACAAAATCGTATTAATCAGGTTCAGAAAAAAATAGAGGAACAACAAAAAATTATAGATGAAGGTAATTACGCTGATTTCTTACAACCAAAAGAAAAGAAAGAAATAACAAATCCTGAATTAAGATCGTTATTATTACAACAACAAACAAATACTAGAATTATTCGTAAAGCTATTAATGAATTAAAAACAAAAAGTACATTACAGAAACTTGGTGATGTAGGTGGTTTACCTCGTGCATTTATGGCTACTGCTGATATGTCTGCTACATTTAGACAAGCATTTTTATTAGGTGTTGCATATCCAGGTAAGTTTCCTAAAGCATTTACAATAGCAGCAAAGGCAGCATTTAATCCTAATTTTGCAGAAGAAGTAATGTTTAACTTACAAGGCGGTTTTGATGAAAATGGTAATAGATTAAGAAATAAAAACGGACAGTTAATTGGTGGTGACATACAATCACAAAGAAGAACAGAAGCTGGTTTATTCTTTTCTAATCTTGATACAGGTATGATTGATTCTGAAGAAGCATTTAGTTCTAATATGTTACAAAAACTTTATCAAATACCTGGTATAGGAAATCCTTTATCAGCAGTTATGGGTGCTTCAGAAAGAAATATGGTTGTTATGCTTAATGTATTACGTGCTACAGCATTTGATGATTTTTGTAATAAAAACCCTGATTCTACTTTTAATGAAAGAAAGTCTATGGCTCATTACATAAATACTGCTAGTGGTCGTGGCGATCTATCTCAACTAGGAGTAGAAGGTGCTGCAGAAGGTTTATCATACATATTCTTTTCACCTAGATTTGCTTTATCTAGATTAGCAGTAGGACCTGAAGCTATTTCAAAAATAGTAAAAGGAACAATTAAAAAAGAAGAACAAGCAGTAGCAAAAGAAATTGCAAGACATTGGGGATCATTAATAGGAACTACATTTATAATTTATGGTTTAGCAGTATTAGCTGGAGGTAAAGTAGGAGATGAACCTGATGAACCTGATTTTGGTAAATTAATTTTAGGTAATATGAGAATGGATTTATTTGCAGGTCTTGGTCAACCATTAAGATTGTTAGCTAAATATGTAGATAGTTCAGCAAAAAGAATAAAAGGTGAGGAAGTTAAATTAGATTTAACAAAAGAAACTATGAATACTTTATTAAAATATAAGGTAACACCTTGGATATCAGGAGTAATTGAAGCAATTCAAGGAAAAGATTTTGTTTCTAGACAAGATAAAAGTCTTGTAAAGGTAACACTTCAGAGAACAGCACCAATTACATTTTCAAATTTATATGAAAATCTTTATGAAAGAGATATAGATAATTTCCAAACATTTGCTGAGTTTGCAGCAGAGTTCTTTGGGTTAACAGTTTACACACAACAAAATAGAAAAAGGACATTAGGCGACTACTAGCTTATCTTGAGTAATATCTTGACAGTTTAGTTCTTGACAAAGTAGGTTTTAACAATTAAAGGGAGATAATTATGGCTATAGAAGCTCAACAATTTGCAGGTAAAGGTACAACTATTCAGGTTGCTGGTATGAGCGGTGGATTAACAGGTACAACTGCTATTGCAGTCAGTGGTATAATTGAAGTAGCAGACGTTAATGGAAGCGGTGGATGGGTTGCATTTGGTGCAAGTGGTATGTCAGCACCTTCAGCAGACGCAGCTAATGCTTATTTTATTCCACCATATGGAGTAACAAGACCATTTGTAGTATCTAGTTCATACACTCATATTATGTGTAGTGCTGGTGCTAAAATTAATGTTCGTAAATTAGATATTGCATAAGGATATTGTGTTAAACTTATTAAGTAGTAATTTAAATTTTAATATGCCTAAATTTTTAGGTTCATTAGATGCGGGTACTCAACATGCGGGTAGTAGCAATGGTTTTGTTGGTTTAAACTGTAATGGAGTATGGGAATTAAAACATACTGCTCATGGCGTGTCAGGTTATTATGATGATTATTGGTGGGAAGTATATGCTTGGACTAATAATATATCAGCATTTGCTACAAGATTATTTAGAAAAACTAGTGATAATACTTGGGTGATGATACAAAATAATGGTAGCACTATAAGATATACTAATCCATCAACTTCTTCTGCACCACCAACAACAGGTTGGGTAACTACAGGTGGCACGGGTGCTAGTCCTGTACCACAAATAACATTTAAAACATTATATACAGAACAAGATTTAATTACGACTACTAATTGTACTGAAACTTCTAGAACAAGTAATTCAGTTACTATTGAATCTGATTCAAGTAGTGGTACTAAAAGTATAATATTTGGAACAAACACTCTTTCTGTTGGGGATAAATATGCAGTAGGATTTAAACTAGAAACTACAGGCGTAGCTAATGGTGCAGCAGCTAATTTTTTATTAGGTGGTGATACTGTTATGTCATCACTTCCTTTTGATAATGTAGACGAAGGTTATCCTAGACCTCATTCTTTTGACCAAGTAGTTGGAAAAAAACATAATGGAACTGATTATACTCCTACTTCAACAGGATTTACAATGCAAAATTATGTAGATGTATTTCCTGATGGTGCTACTGCAAAAATATCAGATTTAAGGGTTTTTATATTATGAGTGATATTACATATAAAGAAAAAATAATTACAGTCATTACAACAAATGGTCAAACAACACTTCAGTATGAGGATTCTTTTTCTGTTTTATATAAAGAAGATTATAATGATAATGACTTAGATAACTTATTAGATAGTACAGATGAAAACATAATAGCCGAACAAATAAGAATAATAGAAGAAAATGAAGGAGTTTAAATTATGGCAGCAATAAATCCATTAGTTAACAGTCAATCAAATAAAATTTGGCGAGAAACTATTAATGATCATTCAACAATATTACAAAGCAAAGTAGTTAGATGGAATGGAACATCTTATTTTGCAGAGTCTACTATTAATAATGCTATAACAAATGCAGGTAGTGGAGATACTATTTTCTTAAAATCAGGAGTGTTTACTGAAAATATAGTTCTTAATAAACCTGGAATTACTATTATAGGTGAAGGTCCGGGAACATGGGATGGAAATACTTGTGTTGGTGGAACTCAAATAAATCCACCAACCTCAGGTTCTGTTGGTTTTAGTTGGCAGGATGCAGCAGTTAATTGCAGATTACAAGATGTTGCTCTTGTAGCATCATCAAATTTAAATGAATTATCTTTTTTTGGTAGCACTGGAACTCCTGTATTTAATTGTGTTGTTGAAAATGTTTCTTGGTATGGTAATGGTATAAATATTCACAATGTTGAGTTTAGAGGAAAAAATTGGTATGTAAAAAATGTAAAAAGTTATAATGCAGGTAATCATAACTTTGCAATAAAAGCTTCTGATTCAACTTTTAGAGATGTTTTTGTTGATACTAATGGAGATGAGAATGCATCAGCAATAATTGTTAAATCGCATAGTAGCGCTAATTATGGTAATTGTAAAAACACTATTATTGATGGATGGAAAGTTATTTTTAGAGGAACTACACATTCTCAAGGTGGTATTTTTATTAGCAATGCCGATGCAGTTAATGAAGTAACAGATAATATTATAATTAAAAATGGATATGTAGAAAATGCATCATCTGGAAATAATTTTGGTATTTATATAAAAGGGCCTGGTGAAAATATAGGTAGCGTTTCTAGTTATTCTGATTTAGGTCGATCTGGAAATATTATAAAAAATGTATCTATTGATAACTGCGTGTTTAAAGGTGTGATAGTAGGAGTACTATTTCATTTAGGTTTTCACGATCAAGCTGGAAAAGGTATAGATGGAGTCGTAATTAGAGATTGTAGTTTTATAGACCCTTTACCTTTAGGTAGTGCAAGTAGAGTAGGAGTACAAAACAATTGGGTATCAACTCTTACAGCACCTAATCCTGATACAACTCATTTTTCTGTAGCTAAAAATGTAGTAGTTAGCAATTGTTATGCAATAGGTTATCAAGCTAATAAGATAGTAGTAACTACCGATTCTACTGATAGCAATAATGCTAATTCGGAAACTCCTGATGTATATAATGGTGGCAGTTTAGTAGGTCAGGTTTCATCAAGCAGTGGTGTAGCATATTCAGGTGATTTAAATACAACATCAGATATTACAAGTTTAGCAAAGAAAACTTTTGTAAACAATATAACATCTTTAAATAGGACATAAGGAGAAAGTAATGCCAAATATAGCAACAATAAATGATAAAGCAAATAATTTAACTTGGAGAACAGCTTTAAATGAAACTACTGGTATTACTTACAAAGTAGTTGTTAAATCATTAGATGGAACTGTATCAGGTTATGCTAATTTTGTTTCTGCTTATGCTGCAGCTATTACTGGAGATTCTATATATTTAAATTCAGGCACACATGATTGCGGAAGTGTTACTTTTAGTTTAAGTAAATCTGTAAATATAATAGGTTCTGGAACTACAAATTGTATTATAAATGCAAACGGATTTATTACTACAAGTGGTTTTCAAAACTGTGTTATTTCTGATATAAAGTTTACTCATTTTTCATCTAATGGTACTAGTTTATTTATTTTTGGTAATTCTAATTCTGATACTTTAAATGTTGAATTTAACAATGTTCATTTTATTAGTTCTTCTACATCAGCTACTCATGCGTTAGACATTACAGGCATTAAAATAACATTTAATAATATCTTAGTAGAGAGTAATAAAGCTAATGTGTTTAGATTAAGAGGATCATCTAATATTAGAATTAAAGGTTTAGAACTTAAGTATATTAATTCTACTTCTGGTTTTATAGGAAAATATGGTTTATATTTACATGCAAGTACAGCAACTGGAGCTATTATTGATGATGTAACAATTGATGATTTAAAAATAGAACAACCTTGGAAAGCAGGTATATATTTAAAGGTTTTAAATAGTAATACTGAAATTAAAAATCTTCATATTAATAATGTAATATTTAATTTAAATTCTTCAAACACTACAGCTAATGATCAAAATGGTATTTTTATTGGGCAAGAAGCTGTATCTGGAAGTACTTTAACATCAAATATTGTTAAAGATTCTTCTATATCAAATGTTAAAGGTAATATGTATTACGATAATAAATGTGTGCTTTGGGCGCATTGTCAAGTTCCATCAAATTTAAAAATTTTAAATTGTGAAATAAATGCACAAAGACCAATAAACTCTACTACTTTAACAAGCACAGGTTCTAAAAACACTATTCAATTAAAAAGCCATAGCTCTCAAAATCATGTTTCTAATATAAATGCTAGTAATTTTTCTGATTTTGCAGGTATTAAAAATACTTTTAATTCTCATAGATCAGACCTTATATGTTCAGGTATACGACATTCGGATATTAGAGTAATGAATATAACAGCAGGTCAAATATTAGTTTCTATTCAAGGTAATTCAAGACCTGCTACAGCTAGATTAGCTAATATTGTTGTTGGTGATCCTGTAGCTCTTGAAAGACAAATGACATTAGACACAAGCGGAGATGGTGATTTTCAAATTGATACTTTAGATCAATGTTTTAAAGTAGCAGAAGTAAAATTTACAACAAGTACTGATGAAGGTGTAACAGGCTCTGTAATTGGTGATTTATTTTTAAAACTTACAAGTGCTTGGAGTACTTATGCACCTGGAGGTGTTACAGCAGGAACTAATGTTCAGAATACTACTGGTGATTTATTACTTGGTAAAGTTCATTGTGAACTTCAAAATAGAACTTCTTTAACTAGATTTGATGTTGGAGGAACATTACTTACTACAGGTGGTGGTCGAATAGAAAAGCAAATACCTGGCACACATTATAACGTATATGGAGGTTACAGTACAATCTCTGCTGGAGTTTCAGGTAGTAGTGATACTATTGTAAATCAATTACCTTTTGCGGGAGCAGAAGCTAGTTCTGGAGCGGTTCAAAGTTTATTATTATTTCCTGAGGCAACAGCAATATCAGTTTTAGGTTTAGCATTTGTTCATAATGGAGTTATTTATGCAGGAACATTTGCAAAAAGAATAAGTACTGGTTATGACACTGAGCTTGAAAGAGAAAGTATGGTTTGTGATGGAAGCTCAATGGAAATAACCAAACATAATAATGTAGACGGAAATGCTTTAGAATTTAAACAATTAACCTTGTTGCCATAATATGTCTAAGAAATCAAAAGGTGAAAAAGTTATTTTTGAAGGCATCCTCTACAAAGATGGAGATAAAGTATCCTTTAAAAAGGATGACATCTACAAATCTAAAGGTGGTAAGGAAGTAGCAGAGTCTACAGTAACAGAAACAGTAGCAACAGAAACAGTTAGTCAAGCAACACAAACAGGAATACAAGCAGTTGTAGCACAGGTACAAACTCAAGCTGCTAACTTGGGATTGGGTGGATGTGTAGCGGTTACATCAGGTATGGGTTTTCAGTTAGAA